AACGAGAGGGATAGCCGCTTGCCCTGATGTAAGACCCGCTCTGAGTGGGCTATTGGTTGGAGCGGAAGCCCCGCCCCTTTAGGGGCGTGGGTAGTTCACGTCGAGGAATTATCTTCGGAAATTCCTTTTCTTTGGCGTCTTCTTTGCGATGACATGGTTTGAAGCTGTACACTGTATCTAACGGATAGGCGCAAACGGCTGGATTCAAAAGACCAGAATCATGAATATCTCCAGAAGCAAAATGAAATCCGGCATTGATTGCTCTCATGAGAGAATCAAACCACACTCTGCCGTATGCCATGCAGTCTGGCTCAACATGAACTACTGTTTTAACGGTGCTGTTTTCCCTCAGCCAATCATTGGCCATATCCATTGCTTCGCCATGTTGAAAATGCTTATCTGTTCTTATGATTGTGAGATTTTTCTGTTCATTCAGCCACTTTCTTTCCATGTCGCACATTGGTATTCTTTCTGAATATCGAACTTTAAGCCAAGTTCTCTTGGCGTAGCTCAAAGCTTTCTCTTCTGAATCATTCACTGATGGATTGTTGTCTGTAACCAGTGTCTTGATTTCAGGACAGTGTTTCTGAAGTGATTCGATGCACTTCTGTATCCAACCATAGGTGAAATGTGAAACGGTAAGAAACACGACTTCTTCTCTTATGAATCTTTTATCTTTTGTGTGAAGCATAAACAAATCTAGCCTTGATGATCTTCTCGCAACTCTCGATCATCTTTTGTGGGTACTCGTCGTATTTAGACACCTCCATCGGCCATTGGCTGCTCGATAATCGACGAGACCCAAGAATCATTGCGTTTTCATAGAAGCTTTTAGCTTTCTCAAAAGACTTTAGGAGATGATAATGAACATCTCCAGTCAAGCACCAGAACTCTGCCATGAGTGGGTTGGCACACAGACAAAGGTTCAAATTCTGGAGTGCTGGTCGAGCCTTCCTCCGATACAAAAGTTGGATCATGGCGTAATAGTACCGTGTCATGGTGGCCGACAAACTATTCTTGTCCTTTTCTATGAATAGATAGTGTTCGGCCATTTGAATGAATTCCTCATATCGACCCTCTGAGAGAAGCATACAGGCGTGGTAGTAGTAAGGTTGGGGCGAAGTCGGCTTTTCCTTCTTCCACTCTTCCAGCAGCCTCATGGCGTCCTCAAAATGGATGCCACCGCCAGAGTAGAGAACGATGTCTGAATCAATACCATCTTGATCTAATCGTTCGAAGATAGGATTGTGGAATCGTCCTGTATTCCAGACACGAACTTCTTTGCTCAATGATCCGTTGTAGAAGATACTGGCCATGCTGTTGCATCGAAGCTTTCTGAGACGAGTGTGACCTGTGCTGAGAATTTCCCATGGCTCAATATACATGTGAAACTCACTAGATCGTGTATCTACAATAAAGTTTCTCGCTCGGGCACGATTCATTCCCTGACAGTTCTCCCAGATAACGCCTAGAGATTTACATATCTCCTTTGTGTTGTCTGTGCTTCCTAAATCACCTACCACAACTTGACTAACGACATGTGATATAGATTCAATCGCTGACTGGATTGTGTCTTGGTTGTTCTTCGTGAGTATTTGTGCTGTTAGATACATTGAACTTTTTCTCCATGAGATGCAGGAACGCAGAAGCGATGTTGTCTTGATTGCAACTTTTGTAATACTCGACCAGTTTCCGGTAAGCCGCTCGGCTGTTTGGGTTGGCTTGTATCTCTGCATATAAGTTTGTTGGATTCATACTACCTTAAGAAAGTCTTGGGAAGAAGGATTTTTCTTAGCAAAAATGTTAGCCGTGCTGCATAGTTACATACCCCTTTAGCATCCGAACCGGAGGACCATGGCTAACGAATACCTTAATAACAAGGACTTCGAGTCGATCATTCAAGCGTTTCAATTCTACAAGCGCCAGAAGTCCAAACTCGAACTTATGATTGTTGATCTTGAGGAAACTCACAACAGAAGATTCTTCAAGTACAAAGATCACATTAAGAAAGAACAGTTAGAATCAACCTTGAGTCAACACAAGGAAGCCTGCATGAATTTCAAATCGTGTCAGGACCGATTAGCGGTCGCTTTCTATATTCTTTCAGAGAACATCGCAAATTATGCCAAATTTAGTGGCATAGATGTGGATGACGCTATTCAAGAAGGTGTTCTCATTTGTTTTGAAAAAGTTGATAGGTTTAATCCAAACTATCGAGGAAAGAGTGGTCAAAAAGCAAAAGCTTTCAACTATATGACGACGTGTATCTTAAATCACTTTCGTCAGTTGTACCGCAGTGCTAGGAACTACAATGAATTGAAAAAGAGATACCATACTTGGCTACAAGATCGTTTCGATCAGGTGTTTTACAAGAACGGAAAAGAAGTGTCTATGAACAGTGGATCGTCTCATGGCGCATTCTGACTTGCATCAAAGAACATACTTGATTAAGATAGGTGGTATATGAATAACGCAACAGTTTCCAACAACCCTACATCCGGTATCGAGATGCAGGAAATTATCGAAAAACTCAAAGAAAACGGATATGGCGATCTTGTTAAATGTCTCATGGATAATGAGGCAGAGTGCTACACCAAGAAAGGTAGACTCAACAAGAGCAGCACATGTCGTCAGATGGATTGGAAGAACAAGCAACTTGAAGATGCTCTCGCAGAAATGAGAGAGCTACTCAAGCAGGACTTTGATCTTGATGATACCGAAGATGATGAATCCGAAGAGGACTAGGCAAAAGTTCCACCCGGTGGATTGTCCACAAAGCTTTGTGTTGAATTGTCCTGTTTAGCTTGGCTCGCACCAGTGAGCCAAGCTCTCTGGTATCTTAGTGTAATGTCACATGTGACAATGCCATTGTCGCCCATATCCAAAGTCTGGAAGTCGATATTTTGTGGCCACGCATCTTCATAAATCCATGACTCTACAGTTTCTCCACATCCATCATATAGGTCCAGATAACATGTTCGAATGAACCCTTCGGACTCACCTGCTTTCTCATTGGGTGATAGCAACTGACCTCTTTCTGGATCATAGAACTCTAGTATCCACGCTACCACTGGGTGTGTTGGTAGCTTAAGATCATACAGTGTCAATTGGATTGGTTTCCAGTCTGGTTTCGCTGGATAGAATGCGTTCTCAATCAAATGATTGGCTGTCATCTCTTTGAATGACAAGCTTGGTCGAGCGCTCTGGAGCGGCGGGAGTGTAGAAAGAGAGTTCTGTGGGTCCGCAACGATCTTATCGATTCTGAAGAGCCAACGAAACTTTCTCTTGCAGAATTTGCCATCACCGTTCAATCCAAAATCCAAACCCATTGGTCTGCCCATATCTGTCTCCTACGAAAAAGGGTCACACAGTATTTACCGTGTGACCCTTTAGTTTAGTATCTCTTGAACTAAGATTAACCAAGCAATGCAGCAGGAGAAGCTTGAGGAACCGTTTCTGGGTCTTCATCTTCCTCATCTGGAGGTGCAACACCACCACACGGTGAGCAGCAAGCGCTGATAACAAAGCCGGGGCAGATGTTTTCGTATTGAACATCTGAGTATCTCAGAGTTAATTCGATTGTGGACTCTTCCGAGTTGGAGTAATCCAAGTCTCCAAAGTTAATTGCTGTGGGCCATACATCTTTCATGGTCCAAATTTCCAGCAATTGGCCACAACCGTCCCATAGCTTAAGAACGGCGGTCGCAGTGTAGTCGGCACGCTGGGAACCTTGCTCCAATTGAATTGGATCAGTGAAGTTGTATACAGATGCCATCCAGTTAAACAACGGTGCCATCTCTGCCGAGGCCACATCAATGTAAGTGACAGTTATCGTCTCCCAAGATGCCTTGCCGGGAATCCACGTCTTAGCATTCAGGAAGTTGATTTCAGTCTCTTCAATTGAGAGGTTGGGTCTCGAAGCTACTTTGACAAAATGTTCAGGAACTCTTTGGCTACCGCAGATTTCTTCTAGCACAAACGTAAATCGAAACTTACGCTTGAAGACTAGGTTTCTGAAACCCAGTTGTCCAATTCCCATAGGGATTTTCTCAGCCATTCTTTCTCCTATTTCTTAGATGAATTCTGCGAATTGTGGTTTCTTGGTTGTTGTTCCACATCCGTCACAGCAAGCGAATGGATCGAATGCTGGGCAGAACGATCTGTACTTAACGTCTGAGTATCTCAGAGTCAGTTCGATTGTTGCTTCCTCAGAAGACGAGTAATCAAGCTCACCGAAATTGATTGCGGTTGGCCACATGTGCTGCAACTGCCATGTTTCTAGCAGGACACCACATCCGTCATACATGTTGAGGACGCCAGTAGCATCCCATGATCTCTTGTTGCCTTGTGTTAATCGGATAGGATCGGTGAAGTCATAGACTGTAGCGAGCCAGTTCCATAGTGTTTGCATTTCCTCATGAGCAACGTCAACGTAGGTT